TTTTAATTCACGGACATAATTATTCTTGGTATAATTTTGCTGATAAAACCAAACACATCAACTTAGAAAATGATGACAATGTTTGTACAGGTTGTTGGCATACAGATGGTTTTTCTCCAGGCGATTGGAATTTTTGTCCAAAACAAAAAGGAACAGATAGAGAATTTGAGTGTACTAAAAAAATAACACCTGAAATGGTGATTGAGGGAATAAAAGTTATGTTAAATAAAAAAATAAAATTAGGTAATAAGATAAAAAATGTTACAAATCTAACAGTAGATGCCACAGAAGTAGGTAAACTTTGGTTTTATAATGATAGGAAATCGGAATTTATTGTCAGAGTAGTAGACCCATATTCTGATTTAACCTTATACACTTCAAAAATAGCTTTTGATGAGAATACATCTTATTGGCTTCCATTTAATTATGTTACTCCTTGGGAAAATTATTATTTAGATAAAGTAGATGTCGTAGTTTACACAAAAGAAAAAATTAAAATTAAAACATTTAGCATAAAATTAAATGACAACTCTGTTAAAAATAAAGATGAATTTAAATATATAACTAATGAATTTGATGTAAATTGGGCAAACCATAAAGAAATATTTTATGCAGATGAGTATAAAGGTTTATTCAATCTTAACGAAGATTCTGTGGTGATGGATATAGGATCACATATAGGAGTTTTCACAAGATGGGTTTCAAAACAAAATGTTAAAGTTTGTTATTCACTAGAACCAAATCCGGATTTGTGGAGTGGACTTAACAAAACATTTAAAGAATCAGATAATGTAATTATTTCCAATAGTGCATTAGGAGAAATTACTGAAAATAGATGGTTAAAATACCCACAACATTCTACATCAAATGGTTCTTTTTATATCAACGATTGGCCTGAAATAGAAAAATGGGTTAATCCTGTTAATTATAACAATCCATATACATTTGAAAGAGATATAACAACTGCTAATGTTGAATGTTTGTCTTTTGATGATTTTATCAAACAGAACAAAATAGATTATATAGATCTTATTAAATGTGATGTAGAGGGTGCCGAATATGAAATCTTCTTAAATGCTAGCGAAGATTATTTAAAAAATAATGTAAATCAAATCTTATTAGAGTTTCATCATAATACTGATAGATTACAGCCTTTATTAAAAAAATTAACAAAATGTGGTTTTGTACCTAAATATAAAAAAGGTAGCAGTGATTCATATGATGGAACTATTGTTTTTAATAAAAACAAAAATAACATAGAACCTATTAAAGTTGGTGAAGATAGATGGGTTATGGGGGTAAATATTGGACACGACTCTGGCGCTACACTAGTAAAAAATGGAAAAGTATTTGTCTCAATAAATTCAGAAAGAATTTCTAGAATAAAGCACGATGAGGCCAATGATGATTTTCCTTGGAAAGCTATGGAATATTGTTTAGATTATGCTGGAATAACTAAAAAAGATTTGGAAAGAATTGTTTGGAATGGTATAGGTTTACCTCCTGACTTAGCAATTGATCCAAATGGACTTTGGGCTAATAGACTAAAAGACAATGGTTGGCATTTTACTGAAGATAGATTAAACTATTGTACTCATCATTTAGCTCATGCTTATTCAGCACACTATTCGAGTGGGTTTGAAGAGTCTGTTTCGATTGTAGTAGATGCTGGCGGAGAAACCAATTTCAGAGATGTGATTGATAAGTTCACCACCAACAAAATAGCACATATGAAAAAATATCCGATAGAGAAATGTGTAGAGGCCAGTAGTATCTATGAAATTAAAAAGGGTGTATTCACTAAAATATACGGAGCTTATAAACCTTTTCCAGAAGCTGGTGAATTATGGCCGACATTAGGACAGTCAGTTGGAGAACTTTATGCTTTAGGTTGTAACTACATAGGTATGGATGGACTATATGATGCTGGAAAACTTATGGGTTTAGCTTCATATGGTAGGCCTGAGGTAGCTAACAAAAGATTTAATGAGAAAATGGTTTATATAGACCCAGACCCAAAATCAGGAGATTATTTTATAAGAGTACATCACGCAGTTCCGAGAGAAGAACAAACTGCAGAAACTCTTATGTATATAGATTCTCCAAGACCAGAATATTTTAGTTCTAATATAGCATCAGAAGATTTTCAATCAAAAGCTGATTGGGCTTGGATGATTCAAAATAAATTTGAAGATTTAATATTATTTTTAGCTAAAAAGGCTTCAATGAATTCCGATGTTAAATACTTGACAGGCGCTGGTGGTTGCTTCCTTAATTCAATTGCTAATCAAAAAATAGTCGATTTAGATTTATTTGATGACCATTTTTATGTACCAGCAGCAGACGATGGTGGTATATCAATTGGAACTGCTTTTTATGGATATTACAATTTTCATCCTGACAAAGGTAAGGTAAATTTAAGTAATAAAGAAGAGACTGTCTTTATGGGTAAAGATTACTCTGAGGAGGAAATAATGAGTGATATAAATAATGTTGATAAAATAACTTACGAAAAAATTGAGGATGAGGATGCTTTAGCTAAAAAAATTGCCTCATTTGTACACGAAGGAAAAGTTGTTGGTTTCTTTCAAGGTGGAAGTGAAATGGGGCCAAGAGCATTAGGACATCGTAGTATATTAGGAGATCCAACACATCCCGATATGCAAGATATAATTAACAATAGGGTAAAACATAGAGAGTGGTATAGACCATTTGCTCCTGCTTGTACTGTAGAAGATGCTGATAAATACTTTACACATACTACAGAAAGCCCATATATGTTGTTAATAGCTCAAGTAAAAGAGGAGTTTAAAAAAAAGTTGCCATCCATAACACACGTAGATGGAACTGCTAGATTACAAACTGTAAGAAGAGAAACCAATCAAAGATATTATGATGTTATAAAAGAGTTCGGAAAGCTATCAGGCATTCCAGTAATATTGAATACATCTTTTAATGAGGCTGGTGAACCTATAGTAGAGACACCTGCTGATGCTATAAGATGTTTTCTTAAAAATGATATTGATTATTTAGTTGTAGAAAATTATTTAATAACACCAATCAGAGACTAATAAATGACTTGGGTTTTAGGTGTAAACATAGGACATCAATCTGGCGCTACTTTACTGAGAGAAGGCAAGGTATTCGTTTCTATAAATTTAGAAAGAATTACTAGAATTAAAAATGACAATGGCTATCCATCGCCAGAAGAAAATAATTGGGATTATTCATTAATAGAATTTCCTTGGAAAGCTATGGACTATTGTTTAGACTATGCTAATATACAGAAAATGGATTTAGATAGAATTGTTTGGAATGGCATTGGTTTAACACCAGACCAACAAATAAGTGTAGACGGATTTTTAGTTCAGAAGTTGAAAAAAAATGGATATAATTTGCCAAATGATAGATTAAATTATTGTACACATCATTTAGCACACGCATACTCAACTCATTACTCAAGTGGTTTTGATGAATCTATTATTTTAGTAGCTGACAATGCTGGTGAAATGAATTACAAACAAACAGTAGATGATTTTGTAGAAAACAAAATAGCACATACTCAAAAAACAAGACTTGGTGAGTGTGTTGAAGCTACTAGTATTTATGAAGTTAAAAAAGGTGTATTCAAAAGAATATACTCTCGATACAAAGCAGCTTACTCATATTTTAATACAGTAGGAAAACACAAAGATGGTTCTGGTTTTAGCACTAGATATAGATTAGGAAAATCACTTGGGGAGTGGTATTATGACAATTGTATTCACATAGGTTTGACTGGAGATGATGCTGGAAAACTTATGGGATTAGCTCCCTTTGGAGATGAAGATAAAGTTAAACAAAAATATAAAGAACCAATGGTATACATTGATAAAGATCCTAAGGTTGGTGAATATTTGATAAGGGCTCATGAACACCTCCCATATGAAGAACAAGAAGAATTAGATGAAATGTATATAAATACACCAATACCATCTTATATGAGTGATACTATATATGAAAATGATTTTCAATCTAAAGCAGATCATGCTTGGTTTGTACAAAATCAATTTGAAAGAGTTGTTGAATTTTTAGCTAAAAAGTGTTCAATGATTTCAGATGTCAAAAACTTTTGTGCTGCAGGTGGCAGTTTCTTAAATTCTGTGGCAAATCAAAAAATAATAGATTTAGATATTTTTGATAATCACTTTTTTGTTCCAGCAGCTGATGATAGTGGTATAAGTTTAGGATGTGCTTTTTATGGTTACTTTAACTTTCATAGTAAAAAAGGAATTTTCAACTTGTCTAATAGAGAGGAAAGTGCTTTTATGGGAAAAAAATATAATGAAAAAGAAATATTAGGAGCTTTTAATGAATATAGCTAAAAAGCCACAAACCGATGGGGATATTCTTCATTATATTAATCAGACAAAAGACTTTTGGAAAGTTAAAAACTTTCAAGAAGAGATATTAGATTTTGAAGGTTTTCCGCCGCATGTTCCTGATGACTATAATTTTTATATAGGACATCCCGAAATAGCAGTAGACTACAGATCTGATCGTGGTACTTCTTTTGGTGATATTATTCCATACACTAGACTGCCTGAGTTATTAAAAATATATTATAAGGGATGTAAAGTATTTATACCAAAGTGGTTTATTGATGTATTTCAACACAATCCATATGTAGATGGTACTCATAATTTCGATTACAAATGGGGTTCTATGGGAACTTTTGGAACAACAATTCAGAGATGTACTAATACTTGGGGATTAAGAACAGAGGATTATACACCAAAACTATTTGCTTCACCAAATATTAAAAAGAGAAAGAACACTATATTGTTTACACTAAATAGTAAAACTGGTGGTAGATTTGGAGATAATGATTTATTAGAAGAAGTGGTTGGACATTTATCAAAAACTTATCGTTGTGTACAATTAGGTTTATCCGATGACTATCTCGTTAAATCAGCTGATACGCATGTGTTAAATGTTTCTAGAAATAAATTAATTGACTTTGTTGCTGAATTTCCTATATACATAGGCGCACAAAGTAGTATATATCATATATCAAAGGGATTAGGTTTAAAGACAATTGGAATACTGCCAGAAAAACAAAGACTAAAAGAAGCAGGTAGTGTACAAACTATATTTGCTGGATTTCATCCAGATTATGTTCAATTACCTTTACTTACAGTAACTAATCGTATGGAAGTTATACCTTGTGGAGAAAAACATTTTGAAAGAGTTAAACATTTTCAACCATTATTTCCTAATGAATCACCAAATGGAGGCGCGGGTGAAAACTCTACAACAGGATATAATGACACTATAAATCATTTAGGTTGGTTATATCCCGATACATCACATTTAACTATGAGCCCTTTGGGAACTGAAAGATGTCCTACGCTATCTAAAGAAACTATTGATATGGCTTTAAATGATGAGATATATCCATTCAATGATGATAGATTGTGGGATTATTATAAATATAAAGATTTATGGACTATGCCAAAAGATGGTGAAATAATTCATACTAAAAAAGAAGAATCAAAGCTTAGGATAATATCATCTCATATACCTAGAACTGGTGGTAATTTGTTTAGAAATGTACTATATGATATTTTTGGAGCTAGAGATGCAAAGGTAAATGTAAGAGATAGAGTTTTGTATGATGAAAAATATTTTACGAAAAAAGAAGATTTTCTTTTATATGAAGATTATGGTGATCATCCAACTTGGAATAAATACGAATTAACTCCCTCAGTTGATACTAAACACTTTCAATGTATACACGGACATTTTAGATTGGGTAAGTATTCAGACTTATCTTCTCATAAATTAGTTACTTGGTTTAGAAATCCAATTGACAGATTAATATCAGAATATTATTTTTTAAAAAGCTCACCATCACATCACAATCCAATACAAAATAAAATAATAGAAGAAGATTTAAGTTTATATGAATATTGTGAATTAGAATTTTCAAAAAATATTTATGGTAAATATATTGAAGGAAACTTTGAAAAAATAGATTTCATAGGAATTACTGAATCTTACAATGATAGTTTGAAAAAATTTGAAAAGATGTTTGGTGTCAAAATAAAAGATTCTAATTACCCATATTTCGATGTAGAATCAGGAGATTCTGATTTTAAAAATACTATACAAAACTCAAAGTGGGATTTATATAAAGAAGAATATGAAAAAATAGATAGAGGATTTATAGAAAATCTAAATAGGGATGATATGGAAATATACAAAACTGCAGTTGATATAAATAAGGAATACGCTTTATGAGTAAGATATTTGGATTGATTGGGCATGCTCATGATTCTTGTGTGGCTTATATAGAGGATGGTGATATAAAGATAGTTATAGAAGAAGAAAGAATTCGTAAGATTAAATCTTTTGCTCTTAGTGGAGTTTATCCTTGGTTTGCTCTAGATACAATAGAAAATGATTTTGGATATAAGACAGAGGATTCTGATTATATATGTATAGCAGAGGTAGCAGAGCCAGACTTTGATAGATACAAATCAGATGAAATTAGAAGAAAGATTGTTACATATCCACATCACTTATGTCATGCTGCTGGTGCTTACTATACTTCAGGCTTTAAAGAAAAGACTTTAGTTGTTACTCACGACGGAAGTGGTTTTAAAACTGTTGGTAGAGTTTATTTAGGATATGATGATAAATTACATTTAGTACATAAACAATTAAAAGATAAATCAGCATCTATTGGTCAGTTTTTTGGTCGTTGTACACCTTGGTTTGCGCCAGAGGGAAAGGTGTGGCATTCTCTTAAAGATGAGGGAAAGCTTATGGGTATGGCCGGACACGGAAAATATAATGAAAAAATTTATAATAAACTAAAACAGACATTACATTATACAAATGATTTAAGCTTCGGTCCTGTTGGTAATTGGCAAAAATTAGAAACTCTTATGGGAAACATTACAGATAGCATTGATGATTGGAATAGTAATTTTGAAATAAAAGCTGAATGGGCTTTCAATGTACAAAAATTAACAGAGGATGTTTTTTTAGAATACTTAGAAGATTTACATAAATTTTATCCTGAATACAAAAGGGTAGCAGTTGCTGGTGGTATTTTTGCCAATGTAAAATTAAATCAAAAAATAAATGAATTAGATTGGGTTGATGAAGTATATGTCTACCCAGCTATGAGTGATTCTGGATTAGCGCTAGCTGCAGCTATAATGAAATCAGTAGAATTGGGTGAGTGGAAAAATAAAAGATTTGAAAATATGTTTTTAGGAAACCATTATACAAAGGATGAAATAAAAAAAGAAGAAAAGGAATGGGATTTTCAAAAAGAAAAATTTAATCCTAAAAAAGTTGCTCAATTATTAGATGATGGAAATATCATCGGTTGTTTTCAGGGAAAAATGGAATACGGGCCTAGAGCATTGGGTGCTAGAAGTATATTAGTTAGAGCCACAGATAAAGAAATGCACGAAACTTTAAATGACAGATTAGAAAGACACGAAATAATGCCATTCGCTCCGATTATTTTAGGAGAAAAGATAGATGATATTTGTAAAAATACAAAATCAAAAATGACTGCTGAGTTTATGACAATGTGTTATACAGTAAAAGATGAGTGGATTGATAAAATACCTGCTGTAGTTCATAGAGTAGATAATACTCTGAGACCACAATTAGTTTTTAAAGAAAGAAATAAGTTTTTTCATAGCATCTTAAACGAATATGATAAAATATCTAAAATACCAGTTCTTTTAAATACATCTTTTAATGGTCATGGAGAACCAATTATATTTGATTTGAATCAACCATTTGAACATTTAAAAAAAGGTACTGTTGATTATTTAATAGTAGAGGATAATTTATATTGGAGTAAAAATGAGAAGAAGGCCGATTAGAGCTCCTTGGGAGGGAGAATTTATGCAAGAAAGAAAAGATCACATCAAAATAATTAAAGATCCTATAGTTAGGTGTATACACACTAACGATAAATATTATACTTTATATGTAGAACAATATTTAAAAAACCAAAAAGGACAATTGTGTTATTGGGATTCATTTCAACTTGTAGGTATGGGTTCATGGCAATCCAATTGGGTTCAATGGCACGCTGATTGGGTTTTCAAAGTATATTCAGTTGAAAATGGTGAATTCAATTTTTTAAAAAGATATGATTATGATTTGAGAGGTAAAAATGTACAGATAGTTTTAGATACATTGAGTTGGGAAGAGGCTAGTGAGTGGTTAGAGTATTGTAAAAAATTCCAAAAACATACAGGATGTAAACTATTCATCGCTACAGATGAATTCGATAGAGGACACTTTTCTAATCAAAACACAGACGAAATCATAAAATTTACAGAAACTTATAACAAAGGTGTATTGGATATTAATCAAAATAGTGTTGAAGAATATATAGATGAACCAATACCAAACTTATACGCTAGATATGATATAGGAAGATTTCCCTTAATTACTTCAAATAAGTATGATTATGAAATGGATCAATGGAGAGTCGAAGAAAAAAACAGACAAAGTTCATTTAATTCAATTTCTTATAAACAACAAAATAAACTACCTTTGGGTTTAATTGAAATGATGAATTTTACATTTGATGGTTGGCAAAATCCTGTAGTTACTTCACAATCACAATTAGATGAATACTATGGAATCATAGATAAAGATGTAGAGATAGAAGAAGCAACATCAGCTGATATAGTAAAAGAAATACTTGGTTTCAAAACAAAATATTGGGATGGGGTAGATTTAAAAAAAGAAGGACATAGAAAGATAAAAGGAGAATTTACTCAACACGAATTCTTTTCGGGTGGATTTCATAGTTGGGGTAAAGGAGAAAATGCCACACGAGTTGCTATACAATTATTGAGTTACAATAAACCTTATTATTTAAAAAGAACTTTAGATTCTTTAATGGAAGTTATAGAACCTAATGATAAAATTTGTGTTTTAGAACAATCTGATAATTCTGATTTGAAAGAACAAGCAATTGAGGTTTGTAAAGAATATGATAATATAACTATAATTTCTATTGATGAAAATTTAGGACAAAGAGGTGGAACAAATAAAATTTGGGAAAGTGGGTTCTTTGATAATTGCCAATACATTATGTTTTCAGACCACGATAATCAATATCACGAACCATTATCTATATTATGTGATAAATTAGATGAAGAAGATAATGTAACAATAGCAACATTTTATAATTCACCTGAACACGATATTACACACAAAGATGGTAATTGGTTATATAGACAAACTGCCAGAGCTGGTAATATGATGATGAGACGTGATGAATTATTTAAAATGCTACCGATAGATGTAGATTTGTATTCAGAGACAAAAACAAATAATGACTACTGTGCTTGGTTTGCAGGTTTAGATTGGTGGGTACAATGGTGGCACGAAGAAAGTGGTGGTAAACAAAACAGAGATAATTTTATAGCCTGTTACGTTGGTGGTTGCACACATTTTGGAGTAGAATCTACTTGGCAAGGTGAATATAACGATGAGATTCCAAGACACGAATCACTTCTAATGAAAGACAAAACTATGGAACAGATAGTAAAAAAATATCCACCGAGAAGAGAGTATAATCACGGAAAAGAATGGTGGTATGAAAAAGAAAAGCTAGATTTAAAAGATGTGACATTGGTGATAGTGGATTGTATTGACTACGAAAGGGCTTTGAGAGCAGTTAATATTTCTACTATATATGCTCAATTTGGAGATGTTAAATTCTTTACTTCTATGGACAGAGACAATGATGATATAATTAAAATTCCTCATTGTCAATCAAACTTGGATGTAATACACTTTATGTGGAAAAAAATGAATTCTTACATCAAAACTAAATACATTTTACATATAGAATTTGATGGCTTTATCTTAAATCCAAAGGCTTGGAAAGATGAGTTCTTAAACTATGATTACATAGGCGCACCGTGGTGGTATGAAGAAAATAATGTTGGGAATGCTGGATTTAGTCTGATAAGTAAAAACATGTTAGACTTTGTACAAAAAGATGATGTTATAGATTTATATCCATCGGATGATGATGCTATCTGCAGAATCCACAGAAAGTATTTAGAAGAAAACGGAATGAAGTTTGCACCTGAAGAGTTAGCAGCTGACTTTTCCTTTGAAGCTAATGAAAAACGTGGTAATGATTGGGATGGACAATTTGGATTTCACAGTCCATCAATGCAAGATGAAAGACATCCTAATAAATTCAGAGGCGGTATAACAAATATTGATAATTGGGCTGATAAAGACAAAATTAGATGGCCAAATGGTTAAAAAAATTAACTTTCAGATATTTATCTGATATATATTATTATTGAACTAATAGGAGTAAGTAATGAGTGAAATTAAGTTTACGGAAGAAGAGTTAAAGTCTCTTAGTGATTTAAGTCAAAAGTATCAAGACATTCAGATTTTGTTAGGGCAAGTTTCAGTACAGAAGCTTGTGAATAATCAAAGAGCAGAACAGATTGAAGAAAGTGAAATGCAACTACAATCAGATTATGCCGAAACCCAACAAAAGGAACGTGATTTGGTTAAAGAGTTGAATGAAAAGTATGGCCCTGGTCAATTAAATCCAAAAACAGGTATTTTTACACCAACATCTAAAGAAGAAACTCAAGAAATAGCAGCTGCAGAGTAAAAAAAATAGCAATCGGTTGTATTTTGAGATTTTTTGATTATATTTATATATAATAAATTTCAATGATTTTTAAAACCCTTTAAGGAGAAAACACATGGCAGAGAGAATAGTCAGTCCTGGTGTATTTACTCGAGAAAAAGATTTATCTTTTCTACCGCAAGGAATTTCGGAAATCGGGGCAGCAATTGTCGGACCAACAGTAAGAGGTCCTTCCTTTGTACCCACGATAATAAGAAGTTTTGAGCAGTTTGAACAGATATTCGGATCTTATAACTCGGATTATTACACACCATATACAGTAAAAGAATATTTACGTTCCGCAGGAACTGTAACAATAGTAAAAGTTGGATATATAGGTGGATATTCAGTAGGTGGATTTAATCTGCTTATTAGTGGTTCATCAGCCAACTATGGTGAGGATGGAAAATTAGTTGTAGCTTCATTTTTACCAGCAATTAATAATAGTAATGGAACAGGCGCTTTAAGTGGTTCTATTAAAGGTGCTACAAGCGCTAGTAATTTTACATTAGAATTAGCTGGTGCTAATGCGACTGCTAGTTTAACGAATCTTTCGATAATAACAAAAGGTTCTGCTACAGGAGAAAATGATGCTGTATCTGGTAATTATATTTTAAGGCAAGTTCCTACAGATCCTAAAGCACAATCAATAGGTGCTACAGAAGCTCCAGGATATATGTATAAGTTTTTTGAAAGCTCTGTAAGTGCTTCACTTGCTGGTGGTATGATAGCTTCTAGTGCAGATAAGGCCAAAATGTTTACTGAAGATGCAACATTCAACTTTGCCACAGGAACAGAAACAGTCGATACATCAAATGGTAATTATATTATAACCAATACTGGTAATAAAGATGCTTCCTCTGCTAGAACACCTTTCATTAATTCTCAATTAATTGGTGGTAGTGGTACAAATCTGTTTAGAGTTTATACGAGAGCAGATGGAAATGAAACTAATCATTACTATGTTGTAATAAGAGATGTCAAAAGACCGCAAGGTTCTAATTCAAGCCCAACTTATGCACAATTTGGTCTCGCTGTATACCGAACAGGTAATCCAGCACCATTAGAAAGCTATAGTGGACTTAATATGGATCCTGATTCATCTAATTACATAGTAAAGGTAATTGGTGATATGTTTCAGACTGTAAATAACAATGGTGAGATTACTACATATGGTGACTATCCGAATTTATCTCAACTTATTCGTATAGGTGATTATAAAGAGGATTTATTTAGAAGTAATCCTAATTTACAACCTATGGGGCATGCTGCTGTATTAGATCCTATTGTTTCTGCAAACGTTGTACCAACAGCGTCATTCGCACTAACACAAACCAGCGATGGTGACAAAAGTAACGTTGGAACATACAAAGAGTATCTTCCTTACGGTATTAAGTTACATCCTGATTATCCTAACAGTGAAACATCAACAAACTATGCTTATTTAGCACCAATTTCACATAATGAAACGGCTGGTGGTAATGCTGATTTCTCTTTGGAAAATATGTTTGGATATGGAGATACTACATCCTTTGAATACTCAAATAAAACTAATTTTGCTATTAGTACACAAACTTTGACAATTTCTCAATCCGCTGAGCAGTTAAAGTTTTCTGTTCCAATGCAACATGGTTTTGATGGTGTAAATCCAGCGGCTTCAAAGAACACTGGTACTTCAATCTCATCTACAAATACAAGTGGATTTGATTGTTCAACTACAACCGCTAGTGGTTCAATTGCTTACAAAAGAGCGATAAATGCTATAGCTAATCCTGATGATTACGATATTAATATGCTCGTAACTCCAGGTATTATCCATAAACATCACTCAGTTGTTTCAAATCATGCGATTGATAAAGCTGAAGAAAGAGCTGATGCTTTTTATGTATTAGATAGTGCTGATATAGATGATAATGTTGCAACAGCAGTTGATAATGTTGTCGGATTAGATACAAACTATGTGGCTACTTATTATCCGTGGGTTAAGATTGAAAACCCTGCTGGAAATGGTCAAGTTTGGGTGCCACCATCAGTAGTAATACCTGGTGTGATTGCTTTCACAGATAGTGTAGCTCACGAATGGTTTGCTCCTGCTGGATTGAACAGAGGTGGATTATCTAATGTTAGGATGACTAAGAAGAAGCTTACTCATACTGATAGGGATACACTTTATGAGGGTAGAGTTAATCCGATTGCTTCATTTCCTGGTCAAGGAGTTGTGGTATTTGGACAAAAGACACTACAGGCTAAACCATCTGCACTTGATAGAATCAATGTTCGTAGACTATTAATCAGATTGAAGAAGTTTATTGCTTCCTCAAGTAGATTCTTAGTATTTGAACAAAACGATTCATCTACAAGAGCTAGATTCCTAAATATAGTAAATCCGTTCTTAGAATCAGTACAATCCAATAGTGGTTTGTCAGCATTCAAAGTGGTAATGGATGATTCTAACAATACACCTGATGTCGTAGATAGAAATCAGTTGATTGGACAGATATTCATACAACCTACTAGAACGGCTGAGTTCATTGTTTTGGATTTCTCAGTATTGCCAACAGGCGCTGCGTTTCCAGAGTAATTTATAAACTCAATTATAATACGAAAAGCCCCACTTTTAAGTGGGGTTTTTTGTTTTAATGATATTTATAATAGACAAAAGGTATATTTAGATTGTTAATTGTAGTAGCGCATAAATATAATTAATAGTAGAGGGTCTAGATAAATTTAAACAATAACTTAATTTGAGTAGCGCGTAAATTAAATAAGGAGAATAGTAAAATGGGTGTAAGAAGTGATTTTATTAAGTATACCAGAGAATCAGCCCCATCATTAGATGGTTTGAAAAATAGTGTATTGACTTCTGAAAATAATGTTCAGGTAGGCGGTATTAGAAGAAATACACAACTTTTAACAGATGGTGGTGAAGCTACAAGCTATACAGCACTAACCGCAGGTCAGTCAGGACTAATTACATTAGTTCCAGCATTAACTGGTGGATTGCATGATATAACATTACCATCTTGTGCAGATGCAATAGGATGTACCTACACATTTGTTCTGATAGGAACTGCTGGTCAGGATTTTGATGTGTTGGGTGCGGCTTCAGAAAAAATCTTAGGTGCTGTGCCTAAAGGTGATGGTGATAATGTTGCTGCTTCAGATGCTAACGATTCAGTTGGATTTGATGCGAACGCTATTATTGGATCTCGCTTTTCAGTAACTTGTATATCAGCAACTGCTGGTACTGCATGGATAGCACATGACATCTTAGATGGTTTAGCTGCTAATACTGGTGGTATTAACCTCAAGTAGTGATTAACTAAACAACTTAAAAAGGTGAGATTTTCTCACCTTTTTTTGTTTTCTGTAAAACTATGAAAAAACTATGAAATAATAAGATGATAATCTGTATCGATTTTTCAGTTTGTGTATATTTATATATGAAAGAATTAAACACTTAATAGGAGAACTGTAATGGCAGACTTAATCGATCCTTCAGAAATTATGTTCACTCCATTTGAGCCGAAAACAAAAAATCGGTTCATTATGTACATAGAAGGCGTTCCAGCATATTTAATCAAAACAGCCAATAGACCAACTATTACATTTGAAGAGATTGAATTAGATCACATCAATGTTAAGAGGTATGTAAAAGGAAAGGGAGCTTGGGAAACTTTAGAAGTTACTCTATACGATCCTATTGTACCATCTGGCGCACAAGCAGTTATGGAATGGGTTCGATTACATAAAGAGTCTGTTACTGGTAGAGATGGTTACTCTGATTTTTATAAGAAAGATATTACTTTTAATGTATTAGGACCTGTTGGAGACAAAGTAGAAGAATGGACACTTAAAGGTGCTATGATACAATCAGCCAATTTTGGTGATTTAGATTGGTCAGTTAGTGAACCAGCAGAAATAACATTAACACTAAGATACGATTACGCTATCTTACAATTCTAAGAGGAGTTAAGTATGGGTTTTATTCAAGAGATGCTCTCTAGCGATGCAAAAATATCTTCAAAGAGAGTAGTAGGTTTTGCTGCTTTCACTATGTTGATTGCAAGTTGGGGTGCTGATACTTTTTCAGCCTTTGAAGTAAAAGATAAAATATTAGAATGTTTTATGTATATTTCAGTAGTTGGATTAGGAGTTACAGCCGCCGAAAAATTTGGTAAAAAATAGTTATAATTTTAAAAAAATCATAGGAGTCAATTATGGCAGAAGTTAAGTTCCCTACAGAAGTAGTGGATCTGCCGTCACAAGGATTGTTATACCCAAAGGATAGCCCACTATCTAGCGGTACAATAGAAATTAAATATATGACGGCAAGAGAAGAGGATATACTTAAAT